AACACTGACGACCTCTTTGTAGACACTTCAACATCAAGAGTCGGTGTGAACACGGCATCACCTAATGCGTCCCTCCACGTTGTTGGGAATGTCTATACATCTACAACATTAGAGGTGGGAGACGATCTGACAGTATATGGAAACACTTTCTATACGAAACCCACATCCATTCATGTAGACTCCAATGTTGTCGCCGAATATACGGGGCCTCATGGGAGGGGGGAAGCCAAGTTGAAGAAGTACCCCGAAATCATTTTTGAGGAGGGGAAGTTTGACCGTAACGACACGACCAACACCTATATCCAAGCGGGGTATACCGTAACTGCGAGTAGTCAAAACAATACGACCACAAATGCCGCGTATGGTGCATTTGATGGTATACCTGACAATCAGAACGCCCGTTGGAGAACTGACAATCTATACGTGGATAATTCTTCAACCGCTAATCCTTCGGTACTAGATTCATTATCTCCACAAACCCAACTCGATACGAATACGAGTATTGGTGAGTATTTGATTCTGAAAGTACCCAAAAAAATAAAACTTAAAAATATCACTGTAAATGGCCCACATATGCACATACCTTATGAAGTTGATATTTATGGTAGAAATGAAGGTGTGAGCACATGGACACATGTAAAAAATTATACATATACGGTTCCAACTGGAACAAACACCGCGGTATTCAATACAACTAATCAAAACATCGACGCCACAGAATACTATTCCGAATATGCGTTCGTTGTTGTAAAAACTAATGGACATGTAGGTGCCTCTATAGGCGAACTTGAATTCTTCGGCTACGAAGAGATTGCTACACTAGGTGACACCTCCATCGATACCACCTTCAAATCCATCATGAACACCCCCCAAACCACTGGGGCCAATGTCTATGTGGATGCCAAGTTAACCTCGGCATTTACCAATCAGGTCACGGGACCCACACCAGTTGGGACCAGTACCACTCACGACAATACCAATAAATACTGGGAACTCACCGGTGAACTCACCTCGAACGTGACCCTCGAGGCCAATACATTCCTTTCGGGTGATGCCCCACACTCCCTCTCTATGTGGTTCAATTCTTCCAATCTCGAGGCGAATGTGTCTAATACCTGTGTCTTCTCGATTTCAGACCAGGAGAAGCTGGACTCCCTCAACTTGGACCTCCAGTCGAACACGTGGCACAACCTGACCTACGCGTACCAAGGTGAAGGTGGCTCCCGAGTAACCTACCTGGATGGACGTAAGGTGGCCGAAGACCAAGCCGAAGATACCTTCGGGGACTACCCACCATTCGCGATGACGGGGTACGCACAGGGGGGGTATGTGGTGAGTGCGAGTAGTTCATATTCTGAAGGAAGTTATCCCGGTTGGAATGTATTCAATAATATTTGGCACAATAACGGAGATACGGATGGTAGTGAGGTGTGGCTGTCAGAAAATGCCGAAAACTTCAGTGGTACTGATGGATTATATAATAGATCACCACCCAACAATTTGGGAACCGGTGCATTTGACGGTGAATGGGTCAAAATAGAAATACCACACAAATTTAAACTTGACTATATAACTATCTATCCCCGGCTTCTACATAGTAATAGAGCACCTAGGGATTTTATTGTGTATGGTTCAAATGACAATATAAATTGGTCTCCCGTATTAACAGAAACGGGTGCTTCCATAACATCGTCTCACCAAGAAACTGGTCATACATTTAGCGTGGACGCCCACGACACGTGTTATAAATATTTTGGGTTGGTGACTAGAAAATTAAGAACAGCTACAAATTTTGTCGGTATAGCTGAACTCAAATTCTACGGCCACCGCGAGAACGACCTGGTCCGCCTTCCCGATCCCACCAACGTCCTCAAGTATCCGCACATTGCGATGACTGGGCCGGCACAGAGGGGGTATGTGGCGAGTGCGAGTAGTACTTTTAACAATATCTTCAATCCATATGAAGCATTTGATAATTTATTAGGTACAACCCCCGTTGGGTCGACTAGTAATTATTGGTCGACTGCTGTGGGAAACTACACCGTTTCGAGCGCACCAACATTGGGTTTCGGTGGTGGTGCAGGAGCCACGGTTACGACGAATGTTGAAGGTGTATCAAAATATGGTGAGTGGCTTCAGATTGAATTTCCGCACAAGGTTAAATATAGTTACTCTATAATTCGTGCACCACCAGATTATGAAGAACGTCAACCCAGAGATGGATATATCGTAGGTAGTAATGATTTGACTGGTCAGTGGACAACCTTACATCGTTTTGAAGATGTAACACGAAGTGGTGTAGACGACGATGTTACATACACACCACCCTCAGCACCTACACAATATTTTAAATATTTCCGCATTGTCATAGAAGCGATATCAACCGGGGGTGGAGCTTATGCGGGTATAAATGTATGGGACATTTACGGCACAGAAGAAGGGTCAGTCCCCATCCAGATCGGTGGCGGGAACATCGATAAGGTGGCGAACTTTAGGGTCTACGATACGTTCGTGGGGGAGGACCAAGCCCTCGAGATTTGGGATGCCCAAAAGGACTATTTCGGGAGGGCCAAATCCTCGATGACTTTACAGAAAGGTCGCCTAGGCTTGGGGACCACGGAACCCGAAGGAAGGTTGGCGGTGGCGGATGAACCCCACAACTTGGAAGAGTTTCCTCCTAGGGCTATGACTGCCTACAAGAACTACTTTGAGGGGCATGGGGAGTTTTGTGCGAGTGTGAGTAGTTATTATACAGATACTTACGTGGGGTGGAAAGCTTTTAATAAAGTGAATCCCAGTGGTGAGGGGTGGATGTCGGGGGGGGATACTTATATACAAGATACAGGTTTACCTAATGCCGCGACTGCACGGTTTAATGGTAAAATTGGTGAATGGTTAAATATAGACTTACCTTACAAGATACATTTAGAGCGAACTACGATTATACACCGTAGAAATAGTGATCATTCCAGACCCATTAGTAGTTTTACAATTTGGGGTTCAAATGATAAAGTAAATTGGGACGAAATTATAGCTGGTACACATATTCGCACTCTTCCAGTAAACGAACCAACTGGTGATCCTATAAACCGAGTTATCAATACTTCAAAATTGTATTCATCATATAGATTCCAAATACATTCTATTATTGCAACATCTGGGAGTGAAGACATGTGTCACGTAGCCGAATGGAAACTTTTCGGCACCCGTGAGCAGGGTCAATCCGTCCTCCACGATGGGACCTTGACCCTCACGAAATCGTTAAATGTTCCCCGAATTGGGCCGCCTCTCGACGCGGACGATACACCCCGTCGGGACAGGCTCGTGGTGGAATACAATACCTCGACCAACCCCACCTTCGAGGGGGCTGTGAGGGACACAAGTGGGAGGGGGAATGATGGGGTGTTTAGGGGTTCAGCATCGTATGATGCGACCAAGAAGGCTTTTGATATTGTTTCTTCATCGGATATTATTTTCAGTGGAAGAGAGATTGGTGGTGTATCAGGGGATATATTAGCATCTGTATCTGTTTGGTTTAAAGCTCCGACATTAACTGGGGGTTCTCAGATGCTTTTTATCTGTACAAGTGCATACGCAGCGACAACTTCATTTGTATTGAACCTACTAGCGAATGAAATACGAGTAGGTCATGGTGGTACAAACTACACATATAACGCGGGGTCATGGGTAGCGGGTGCATGGAACCACGCCGTTGGAATAAAACGGGGTACAGGTGCTATACAAAATGATATATATGATCTCTATCTAAATGGTGTTAAACTAACATTAACAAACGCCGCCGGAACACAGACGATGGTTCTGGGCACTGACCAATCGATCATTATTGGTAGTGCACGTGTAGATAGTTTCGTGGAACAGTTTACTGGTGAGATTTCAAATGTTAAATATTACCCAGGTTTAGCCCTCACCGCCGAAGAGGTCAAGACCCTCTACGATATGGGTCGGTGCGACGAGGGCCACCACGTGGTGAATTTCTCGAAGACTCGGGTCGGGATCGGCTTAGGGGATGGGGAGGCTCCGAGGGCGGCTTTGGATGTGAGGGGGGATATCTATGGTGGGTGTCCGGTGTATTTCCAAGCTTTATATAATGCTAATTTTTCTGCTACGGCGTATAATAACGGCACGAATGGTGCTTTAATACCATGGGATAACTTATTCGAACACAAAGGTGGTTGTTTTGATACTTCAACGGGTCTTTTTAAAGCTCCTATCGATGGTGTGTATAGATTTGGGTATTCAGTGAGAAAGCAATCTGGGTCATATAGCGATATGTGGACATATATCCAAAAGAATGGTTCTGCAATGAATGGCGCTAGTAACACACCGGGAAGAGTATACGTTTCTGGAGGATCCTCCGGGGCATCCGTTTTCGCGTCTCAAACGTTTATTTTAGATTTATCAGCGGGTGATACTATCGGAATACTTTTAGCAGAAAGTGACTCGAGTGGTACAGATGCGAGAATGTCTAATAGTTATAACTATTTTCATGGATACTATATTGGGACGGGTAATGGTTCATTCGGTAGTTATTCATATTAAAAATGTAAATTAATACTATATGGATTCCGAAACATTACAAGAACTTGTTTATCAAACGATAAAAATTTTAAATCCTGAAGTACCCGGTGGTATAGGTTGGCTCGATACGTACGAATCTATAGTATTTCCCGAAGGCTACGAAAAACCCCCAAAGGAAGAGTTCGAGGCCAAACTCCAAGAACTCATAGATGGCCAACCCCTCAAGGAACTCCGCACCAAGCGGAACCAGCTTCTCTCCGCGACAGATATATATGCGATCACTGATTATCCTCACTCAAATCTAGCCGTACAGCAGACCCGACTCGATCAGCGTCAGGCCCTTCGTGACCTTCCAACCCTCGTGACTCCCATAGAGGGTGGGTCCATGAAGTTGTGGGTCACCAACGAGAACGGGTCTCTCCAGGCTGGTGACAGTCTCGTTTTGTCGAATACAGCCGGGTACTTCACCAAGGGTGAGCCCACTGTGGTGACCGTC